TTACTGGTTCTACTACACCAATTTCATCTGACATATTCTTACTCCTGTGTTGGGGCCAACCGTAGCCAAATTCGGGGGGTTAGGTAAGGCCAACAAAATGAGGATTATTGTAGTTAGGCTAATCCTCTGCCTTGCTCCATTGGTACTGGAGGTTGTTCCGCTTGCATTGGCATCTGTGGTTGTGGTTGTGCAAGTGGTCGTGGTTGCATTGGTTCTTCCATAGCCATAGCTTCTTCACCACCAAACTTTTGCATTAATCTTTTAGTTGCTTCTATATCTCCCAATAATGCGTTAAACATATCGTTTAAATCTTCAGGAGGCATTTGTAAAGTACCTGATACCGCTTCAGTAATAGGAGGATTATCCATTATAAAAGATTTCATAAAAGTAGTTTTTTCATTAGGCAGTCCCACTAAAAAGTTTCCAAAATCAGCCAACAATGTTTTTGGATCACTTCTGGATAATCCTGTATCCATTACCTCTTCTTGTTCCATTGAAACTTCACTAATGGCTTCTTCCATTGGCGCTTCAGCCATCCTACGAGGAGGAAGAGAAGGACGCCGCTCTGTTCGTCCTTGATTAAACATTTCCATTTGTTCTTGAGGTACTATTGCTTCTGGCATTGTTTTGTTTCCTTTATATTTTAAAGAGGACCAATTTCTTGAGCCGTTTTAGGTTGTGTATCTAAATACTTTTGTATTCTTTTATCCATCCATTTACGAATAATCTTCTGTGTTCTTTCTTTACCGTCAAGCCATTCTGCAAAGCTTTCGCCATATTTACCATATGCTTTATAAAGCCATTTTGGAGCTTGTGTGCATAACCATGAACGGAATATCTGCCATTTCGGATTATCTTCTCCGTATACTTTTCGGGCTACCCAACACCAAGGGGATTGGCTTGATGGAGAAGATGGTCCTGTAGCTGCTGTTCCAGTAGGCCCAGTAGGTGAAGTATGTCCTGCTCGGCCACTATAAAAACCAGTACCTTCCTTACTTCCCGTTGGGCCAGAGTATGATATATTTGGACCCATCGCCGCATAACTAGCTGAATAAGGAGTCTTTGCCTTTAATGAGTTATCAAGATTTGTTTTTGTTATTGCTGCAATCTTGGCTTTCCTATCATTATAATCCTGCGTAATAGTTTTTTCTCCTTCCTTCGAAATCTTTGTTCCGTACATAGTATCTGCTAACGTAGCCATTTTAGAATGTTCTGTAAGTCCCTCTTCTCCCATTGCATCATCAGAAGGAAGAAGACCAAAAAGAGAATCATCTCTTAGAGCATATATATGTGCTTTAGCTTCTTTGCTCAAACTTTTAAAATCTGCCATAGGCATTAAAGCATTTGTTGTATCATGTTTGTAACTATAGAAATTTCCATCAGATAAAACCATTCCATTTTTAGTACCTATTGCATTTGGAGCATCAATACCTATAACGTTCCCATTGCTATCCTGCTGTATAGCATTCTGTATTTCCACAGTTGTCATATTGGTTAAATCTTTGACAAAGGCCGGAGCGTAAACTGATCTGTAAACATCCTGTACAGATCGAAAAGCTGTTACATCTTTGTCATTATATGCTACTAATGCTGTGAGGCCAAAAAGACTAGGAACAGCATGGACAGACCAACCAGAAGCAGCATGATAGCCCGTACCGGCAATTGAAGATTTACCAGTCACAGAATTTACTGCCCCTTGCATCATTGCTGATTGTGTTTGATTTCCATGAAAAGCTAAAGATTTTCCCAGTTTAGCAAGTCCCGTTACAGCTACGGAAGGAATACCCACTAAACTCGTAACCGCATGTATAGCTGTTTCAGCAATGTCTGCATGTGAAAGATCTCCAACTGGTGATTCTACTGCTATTCCTTCCATTGATACATCTGGTGCAGTCCTAGCAGCTATATCGGATTGTGACAGCATAGGTTGTGAAAAACGGGCAAATTGTGCATTTATTGAACTATGAATTGACTGAACAGTAGCTTGATTCTGGGCTGAAAGAGTAGCAGGTACAGCAGGGGTTACAGAAGGTGGTGTTACACCTACAACACCACTTGGAGGACTTGGAGGACCACCCGGAGCTACAGGAGGTTGTTGAGCTATTACAGGAGCTTGAATAGGTTGTTGCATTTGTGGTGCAGGTACAGCTTCTTCAACAGATGGAGAATATCCTGTAGGAATAGTTCCTTGTATCTGCCCATTAACGCTAGTCATATAAACAATATTTCCTTCAGCATTTGTGTACGGTATAACTTTATAACCACCTGTACTTGGTATATTGTGCATTGTATAAGAAGGAGTATATGTCTGAAATCCCGGTCCATATACAGATTCAGATGTCGTACCTACAGGAGCAATAGGAGCAGCACTTCCTATTTGTTCTCTCGTATATGTTCCTGTAAGTGTGTTTTGTTGCCCCGGAGGAGCTACAAACTTAAACATGTTAGGTTGTCCCGCTATTTCAATAAAATACCCACTAGGATATGGAGACATTATAGGAGTAGTTTGAATGTTTACAGGAGGTAATGGAGCTACTGTAGAGACATCTTGAGTAACAGGTTGTGCTATTGTAGGTGTAGGAATTTTAGGAAGTGGAGCACTAGCCAATCCACCAAATTGATACTCAGGAATATCTTTTGCTCCCATTTTAGGTAGAGGTTCACTTTGATCCATTATTGCTTCATCAGGATTGCCCACTAAACCCATATCTTTCATTTGATCATAGCCTCGCTGTGCCTTTTGGATAGAATCTACATATGTTTCTACACCATGATAGTTTACAGCATATTCAGGAATTACCATTTCCCCTTTGCTCATCTTTACGTCAATGTCATCTCTTACACCTTCAGGCGTACCTCCTAGTGGTACTTCATTTCCACTTACAGGATCAATAGATTGTTCTTGAGGCTCAAATCCCATCATGTCCATTTGATCTTCTGTGTCGTCATATACTTCTTCTTCTGTTCTTGCCATGTTTAAGCCCCCGCTTTGGAAGTTCTTTTGTTTAGTAATTAGACCACCTGTTTTAAACCGTTTATTACCCTCTTTTAGTACAGATTCACGCATTTCCTTAGTAATAGGTAAAACCCATACTTCTTCCCGTTGCTTCTCAGCGATGCGAGAAAGAATGTTATCCGGCGTGGCAGAAGATAAATTCAAAAATTCGTCTTCTGTAAGCGTTCTTTTAAAACTTCCTTTTGTGACTTGTCCTCCACCATGCTTATTACTAAATGTTTGAGCATATCCTGTTAATACTTCATCGTAAAATGGTATTAACCGCTCATCGTCATATCTGTCTGCTTGTGTTTTTCCTACCGTCCATGAAACTGCATTTTTTCCTTCTTTTATAGCTTTATATACAAGCCTATTAAAAGTAAATTCATGCCATGTCTTTTTAAAAGGTAAATCTGCAATGCGACCACCTTGACTTTCTAGCCAAGGTGCTAATTCAATTCTTAATTTCCTCCGTTCATTTGTATCAAAATTTCTAAGTTCGTTATAACGATCTAGTTTTGCTTGTATCTCTTCAGTTATAGGTGGAGGTTCTTGTACATATCCATATTCTCGTCCTTCCGAATGTACTTTACTTTGTATTTCTTCAGCATGAAGAGTTTCAATAATTTCCCCTTCTACCTTAACATTATCTCTTTTTGTTGTTCGTAGATGTGCTACAATATTGTCTTTTATATCCCGATAATGAGGATCATTATAGTTTCGTGGCCCGTACACCGAGAGGCGGACGCCAGACATTCGCGCCGCCTGACTTGCCATCTTGCCGAGCGGATCGGGACGTCTAGGAACTGTAAGTAATAGCTCTTCGTAATTCTCGCCACCGGGACTAGCGTATTCCCTCCATCTTGCTCCAATAACTTCCGATTCTGTCATAGTAATATTTTGTTCATGTGCTTGTGTTTGTATTTTTGCTTCTTCAAGAGTATTATATATATTAACTAAACCTTCATCTGCACCAAAGCTAGTATTCCAATCTAGCGAATTATGACCAAAAATTTCGTACTTACCGTCCTTAGTTTTGAATAGCTCAAAGTTACCGCCCTCTTCAATTGCTACATCAATATCTGCTTGTATAGAAGTATCTAAAGCATTTAAAAAATCTTTTTTTGTTTCAGGATCAAGTCCTTTTATACCATGATGTACAACAGTACTTCTAATTTCCTCGCGAGTAGGCTCAAGTGAATCCGAGAGAAATTCTTCACTCGGCTTCATGGGATATTTATTCTCATCAGCAGCATTCATATATCTATAAATATTTTTAAATTCTTGGCCCCACCGGAAGCCATGGTACCCGGCGGATTGAGTAAGAGTATCTAAAATAGCTTCTGTTTTCTTAGCCTTGTATTCTTCGCTAGAAATAAAACTCTTATCTCCCCATTCTAATTGTGGTAAATCAGCTTGATCTTTTAATACTACTTCACTAAGTTTAACTTGATTAGCCTTAAAATAGTCTTGAACTTCTTGTTGAGTAACCTTTTTTTTACCTTCTAAAAACTTAGCTAACCCTGATTCATGTATCTCTTCTTTTGTTGCTCCTCTTTTAATGATTGCTTTTAATACTTGATCACCGGGAGCTACTTGTTGGTGTTTAAATAGTGGTAATTCATCTATTGCACGACCAACAACAGAATAAAAACCTAGCTCATCTATGTCGGGTCTTGGTTTTTTAGTAGCAGTAATTCTTTGGCCGATATCCTCTAAAGGAGGACCAAGATTATGACCAATACTAACATCTTCAGTAGTCAGACCTATAGGAACAGGAGATTTTCCTTGTTCTGATCGTTTTGTAAAATCTTCTGCCATTTCTTGAATTGCAGCTTGTCCTTTTTTACTTTTAAGGACTTTTCTTAAAATAAACCCAAGAGGAAGTACAGAAGCTGCAGCAATACCACTATGCATAGCAGCCCCACCAATATCACCCGTGTCTGCCGCCCGTTTTGCTGCTATACTTTGTTCTTGTGCTAAATACGGAATATCTAAACCAATTACATCCGCAAGCCCTAAAAGTTTTCGTTCACTAGCAGGATTACCTAAAGTACTTTCAGCAAAGTTTCTTGCGGCATGTTTATCCATTCCTACAGATGTTAGAAAATCTTGAATAGTTGCACGACCTTCTTCACGCCATGTAGGTTTATGAGGAGCTAGAATATCTTCTCTAGCTTCTATATCTTCTCGTGTCATTAAACTGCGAGGGTCAGAAGCAATTGCCGCCTTTTCAGCTTCAGTTGGTATATATCCTTTTTCATCTGTATCTGGATCATAATAGTATCCAGATTCCTGTTTAGGAGAAACTAATCCGTTTCGTGGAGGATGAAAAGGATCAGAAGGAGGAGCAGAACCTAAACCATTAGATATGTTTAAGCCCCCGCTTTGGTAGTTTTTAAAGGTTTCACCTGAAGAATGTCCTTTTTCTTCTCTTAATTTTTGTGCCATTGAATTTAATTTATCTAGTTCAGCATTAATTTTTGGGTCTTCTAGTAGCTTATCTATATCTAAACGAGCAGCAAAACCTCTCCTAAAAAATATTTGATAGTCTCGTATTTCATCTCGTCTTTCTTTATCATTATCTATTTTTGGTATAAGATCACGATAATCCAGTAATCTTACAAGTATTTCTTCTCTAGCGTTTGAACTCCACTGATTTTTATCTTCAGTAGTAACTTTAAGAGAATGATTACCTGTCAGTGCAAGACTGGGTAATTTATAATCAGTGTTTGTTAAAAGATCAGCAATTCCTCTATGCATACCTTCGTGATAAATAGTACTTCTTACTGTTACTGAAGAAGAATCATATGGAGGATTTCTATTTGAAATAGGTGTTTTTGCTACTAAAAAATCTGTTTCTTTAGCCAAATAAGGACGATCTCCTTTTTCGCTTAATAGCTCTCTTCTGCCTCCTTCTAAATGGTCATAACGTAAAGATTTAGGGTCATCTTTATGGGGAATATACTGCCCTAAAGCTGTCCATTCTGGTACAGTTGCAACTCTTCTAGGATCAAGACCCAATGCTACAAGTGGAAATTTTCCAGCATCTTCTATTAAAGCCTTTCTAACTTCTCTACTAATTTTTGTAGTTTTTCTTGGTGCAAAAGGTAAACCAAGTTTCTGTTCTTCTAGACTTGCTCCATATAATTCTTCTTCAGTAATAGGGCGTATATCTTCTTCAGAATCTCCTGCAAAAAAATCAACAAGCGGAGAAAAAAATCCTCCTTCTTCTTCAGGTAGAGGCTTAGTATGCTGTTGTCCACTTTTTCTAGCTGATTCGTATACTCTTCTGGCTTCTTCTGTTAATCCTGCTTCTCCCCTTCCCCTTATAATAACATCTTCTGGAGAAGGTCTACCCATCATAGAATATAATTTATCTGTTCCGGCAACTTTTTTTTCTTTAGGTTTAGGACGAGGAAGAAGAATACCTTCTTTTTTTTCTTTAGGTTTAAAGCGAGGAAGAGGAATATTCTTAGCCATGTAAATTAACCTCATCCTTTAATTGTTTTATTTTACGCAAGGTAGTAATGGCTCCCTGTGCTCTGCAAATAAGCACAGAATTATCTGTTTGTTCTAAAGTAGCCTGTTGTTGCATAATCATCCAATCAATATAATCATTGAACGCGACCCACTGGCGCTTGTTGTTGACCAGTGTTTTGAGCTTGTTGAGGAGTTTGTTGTGTTCCACTAAATTGTCCTTCCATAGGTGTAGGTGCAGCCCCAACTCCAATATTACCACCGCCACCGCCTTGTAAGTCATTTGGACTTAAACCCGGAGCTTGTGCTTGTTGAGGTTGCTGTTGACCAGCGGGAGGTTGTTCAGGTTGCTGTTGTTGCAATATCTTTGCTTGTCTCATCGCTTCTTCAGGAGTATTGCATACCTTATCGGGATCAAGCCCCATTGAATTTGCAATCTCACGAATAATAGAGGTAAACTTAGCAAAAGGTGCAAGAGCAGGATTACCTACAACCTGCAAGAATTGCAATAGCCTTTGACTTCTTACTTCATTAGCCATTAAACTTTCAGTTCCACGAGCTTTAATTTCAAGATCACCCTTAATGTCAGGATCAAAATCAAACTGCATATTGAAACTATAAAAAGATTCTCCTAATGGACGTAACAAATAATCGTCAAAGTTTTTAACTACTGTTTTGATACTTCCTGCAGCGGCACCCATCAGCATAGAGATACCTGAAGCTGTTCTACCTGTGCCTGTAACACCTGTTTGTCCATGTGCAAAACTAGGAAGGCCCGTAGCTTCATCTGAAAGCTGCCGAGCCTTGTCAAATAACTGCATATTCTCATTACTTACATTTGGGAATTTAGTACCAAATACAGCTTGTCCCGGTGCGCCGCCTTGCCTACGAAAGATTTTACCCGGATATACTTCTAAATCCTGCCCCGGAACAAGGTTAGTTTCATCTACCTCAATAAGAAGATTACCACTTAGTACAGCGTTGTCAACTGCCATACGCATAAAACCATTCATTAATGTTTGGGTATCGTCCATATTCTCAGCAAGGCCAATACCAAAGAAGCTATATGGGTTAAGCTCATATGGTACAGCATAATAAGGAATACGAGTAGGATTAAATGGATTTACTACAAGACGTAAAATAAAGTTATTACATACCCAACAATTTACCTGTATCTGATCTACATCTTTAAATTGTTTTGGTAAATCTAGGCCAAACTCTTTTGCCATATCGGAATCCATTGTTCCCCAATACTCAAGAACTTCATACCGTTCAGGATGATCATTAAGATAATAATCTTTTAGGGCATCTTCCCAATACTCACTTGTATACACTTCTCCCATTTCGATACAACGATCAATGGCTTCATGCCTAAAATGCGGTCTATCTTTTAGTGCACGTAGTTTAGATTTAGAAAGCTTATGTCGTTCAATTACATATGTAACTTCGTCCATATTACTTGCGTCTGGATCAGGATACAAATCCCAGCAAGACACATTGGTTAATTTAGGTACAGTCTTAATTGTAGGATTATACTCACCTTCTTCATTCCAATTTGGGTATTCTTTATTTACTGCAAATGGACCCTTAATAATTCCTGTACCAAATAAAGCACACTCAAAAGAAGCAGAGCGTAAATGCTTACTTGCACCTGACTCTTCTAGTTGATCCATTATTTTCTTTTCCATCTTTTTAGCTGCTACCATTGCAGGATGGAAAGTTACTGCAGAGGGTGTAAGACCTATACCTTCTTTTAGCCCATCAATTTCTGAAAGCTTGTCTTCTAGTGGGCCAAGTTTTAACTTACGTTCCGATAAACTTGCAGCGGTATCTCCGGGTTCTAAATCTTCGCCATCTCCCGGAAAACCATATGGACTTTTAGTCATCCCTTCTTCTGCTGAATCTTCTTCTGTCTTATCGTTAGGATCAAAATGAACAGACTCAGTAACTCCTTCAGGTAAAGTTGTAGGCTCAATACTTAAAGGAAACTTTTGCCTTGCAAATAGTACATCTGTAATCTGTCCATAAGCGGCAAGTACTTTTGTTTTTGTTACCTTAATAAAGACACGAGATCGTTCTGCCTCTGTAAACTGTACATCAGAACCGTAAATACCACGATAGTTACGATAAGACTGTAACCACCTCTCTTCATCAAACCTTCTCCAATCTTTTGATCTTTTAAAATTGTCTTTAATAAAAGTGACTATTCCCGACAACTCATCGTCCTCAGTTTTTTCATCTAAAACTAAAGTATCTTCTTCTTCAAAGTTTATATCTACCATATTTTAATATCCAAAGGTTGCATCAGATGGTGTGTATCTATCTGACATTTTTTCAATTGTAAAATCGAATATACCTCTTCTTGGTCTACTCATTACACCGTATCTTAAAGCGTCATATAAATGATCTTCAGATTTTGTGTCTACATCTTCACTATTCTTTTTATCAAGAGGAATTGAAGGAAGTTGTGAAATAAGATTTCTACAAGTATAAAATACAGTCATTCCGGGAACTTGATCATCATCATCATATGATTCCTGTATTTGTAAACGACGATGTATTTCATTCTTTCCTGATATTCTACTTCCTGCACTTCTATCACTTGGTCGCCAACGACACCCAGTTAAAATCATTTGTTCTGCTAGGCTTGGTCCTGTATCGCCTCGTTTATGCCAACAAGAACTATCTAACACGCCATAAAGAATTGTACCGTCACCTTCTTCTAGTGCCAAAACTTTATTGGCTAAATCTTTTGCCAATACTTTTGATACATACAATTCTCTATATACAACTAGCTGACCATCTGGAGCAACTGCAAACCATAAAACAGCACTGTAAGAACCGTAGCCATAATCACAGGCTCTAAATTTAGGCCAATTCTTTGGTATATCAAATGGATCAACTACATGTACCGTTCTATCAAACTCAGGAAATGCCGCACCTTCTGCTACATCCCAGTTACCGTCTAGCAATCTTTTCCTTTGATTTTCTGGTAACGATAACAACATTGTTTCATAATCACCACCAGTTGATAAATAAGGATTATCAAATAGCTTTGCAGGAATAAACTTTCTACTAAATAAAGGCTGTCCTTCTTTACTATGATCTTTAGGATATATTAATGTTTTACCATTTTCATCGGTAGCCCAAAAGGAATCACCGGGAGTTGCTGGGTCTATAAAATATTTTTTTACCCACACATGTCCTGAACCACCGGGGTTCGTAGTAGCTCTCATGTACACCGGAAGATCGGGCGCAGTAGACCTCAATCTTGATCTTAGATAATCCCACGCAAATGGTGTGGGCCATTGCGTAAGCTCATCAAAACCTATCCAGCAAAAAGATAACCCTTGGTAACGGAGTACGTCATCATCTCTATCTAGATATGACAGCCACAATCTTCCGCCTGAAGGGGAGGTCCACTGCATTTTTCTTTCTGACCACTTTGCGCCAGAAATAATCTTTGGGTAAAGCTCTTGTGATTTCCAAACCAATTCCCTCAATTCCTCTGTGGTCCTACGTAAAAGTAGGCCAGAAAATTGAGGATGACTTAAATACCTAAGAGGATCAGCCAACATTGCGTAGCTCTTTCCTCCTCCTGCAGCACCGCCGTATAGTACTTCACGATCCGATGACGCTAAAAAGTTTGTTTGCGGCCCTTTATTAGGCTCAAATAATATGTTATATTTTTCTTTTAGCGATAAACCTTCATCACTTTCTTTTATCTCTGGCTTAGGCGGTGGATTGGGCTTCTCC